TGGCGGTTATGCTCCCCGCGTAGGACGTATGTTGCAGCGGAGAAATGAACCTGCTAGAGTTATGCCACCATCCCGCGCTTGGACATAGGAGAACGTCATGCTGCCCCCACGTCGCCCACCACCGAAAATGCCGATGCTTCCGCAGATGAAAAATATGCAGAATCGTCCACGACTGCAGGCCGCCATGGCCGGCACCCCGCAAACGAAGTTTGCACCGACGAAAAACAACATGAATGATGGGATGCCGACGAACTCTCGCAGTCGTCCGGCCTTGATGTCCAACGGTGGTAAAGCCAAGAAAAAGAAGTGCTGACATGGCCAAGAAACCCGCTTCCGCAAACATGAAAGCCCGTGCCCTTCGCGCTGAAGGTAAAAGCGAAGAATCAGCCCGCCGGATTGCCAACTCACAGCGTCAGCCAGGGCAGCATACCGTCCAGGCAGTTCGCCGTAACAACGACATGCCGGCGCGAGTAAAAGCAGCACGTCGAGGTAAGTGACATGGCCAAAATTACCCGTCTGAACGACCCTGACAACCCCTATGCGGGAAAACGCCCAGTTGTTCAGGCGAAAGACCTGAAGCCGGCGGTTGTCGTTGTTCGTAAAGCCACACCGACCAAAGCAGGCGTCGCCAAAGCGGTGACGCAGACCAAGAATTTGGTGGTTGGTATTGCCAATTCGATGCGTGACAAGGGCAATTCTTTGATGAAAAATGCCCAAAAGAACGCTGCTGATGCAAAACGACAGCAAATTGATGATGCGATTGAAGGCAAACAACGCCCAAGGAAGTAACTATGTCAACGCCGCTCCCTCTCATCAACGCTCGGTTGGGTAACCCCAAAGCGAAACCGGTTGACCCGACGCAGACCACGAAGCTAGATGATGATTTAGCGTCGTATGTGATGAGCTGTTTTGATACAGCGAAGGACAATCGACAAACTTCCGGTATAAACGACCGCCTTTTGGCGGCCATGCGCAGTATGCGAGGTGAATATGATTCCCAGTCCTTGGCGGCAATCCGTCAGTTTGGCGGGTCTGAAGTGTACGCCCGCATTACAGCCACCAAAGTTCGTACCCTGGCGGCAGCCCTGCGTGAAGTCTATTCCGCAGCACCTCGTCCATGGACCATTGTCCCGACACCCGTCCCTGAGCTAAAGCGTTCGGCTGAGGACAAAGACCTTGTCGAAGCCATGATTGCCGCTGAAGTCAAGGAAGTTTTGGAAGCGACAGGGGCAGAACCAGATGCTGGGTTGATTTCAGACCGGCGTGAAAAAATTACTGCAACAATTGGCGAGGCCAAGCTCAAACAGGCCCGTGATGCAGCTGAACTGCGAGAACTGCAGATTGATGATGTCCTTGTCGAAGGTCGATTCTACGACGCCCTGTGGGGCTTCCACTTCGATTTGGCCCTGTTCCCCATCGCTTGTATCAAAGGCCCGGTTGTTCGCTACCAGAACGTGATGAAATGGGGCGCCGACGGTATTCCAACAGTCGAACGCATCCCGAAAATGCTGTATGAGAAGCCGTCCCCGTTCGATTTGTACTTTGCTCCGTGGGCACACAACCCCCAAGACGGCTATATCATCCACCGCCAGAGCGTAACGCAGCAGGAGCTCGAGTCCCTGCGCGGTTTACCGTCCTATAGCGCGGAAAGAATCACCGCCATCCTCGATGCCGGTCCAAGCGGCATGGGTGAGTGGGATTCCTACTGCGAAGTTGAACGCCGTCAGCTTGAAAGTCGCCAGACAACCGATGTGACGGGCAATTCTGTCGAAAAACCATGGGCAATGCTTGAATTCCACGGCGCGGTACCGGGTTATGTCCTCCAAACGTGGGGAGAAATCCCGGGAGTTACCGATTTCAGTGGCTCTTTGGACATTACCTGCTGGATGGTCAACAAAATGGTCATCGGCGTCCGTCGTAACCCCCATCCGATGGGTAAAAAGCCGTTTTACATATCCTCCTACGAGAAAGTCCCCGGTTCCCTGTATGGAAATGCCATCCCGGATATTCTTGAGGACATCCAAGGGGTGTCAAACGCCTGTTTGCGTGCCTTGACCAACAACATGAGCATGGCTTCGGGTCCCCAAGTCATCCGAAACGAGGACCGTTTTGCTCCCAACCAAGATGGTGCCAACCAACTGTGGCCATGGAAGGTTTGGGACGTCGTGGACTCTATGTTCACCAACCAAAGCTCCAAACCACTGGAGTTCTTCCAGCCAGATTCGAATGCGGCCGAGCTTTTGTCCGTATTCCAAGCGTTCGCTACGTTGGCAGACGACGTTTCGTCTATCCCGCGTTACATGGCCGGTGGTACAGGAGGCCAGATAGGCGCCCTGCGCACTGCTTCCGGGCTTTCCATGATGATGGACGCTGCCAACCGCACCATCAAGCAGGTTATTGGCGCTGTCGACCGTGAGGTCATTACGCCGGCGGTAGAGGATGTCAACGTGTATCTCGCCTTGACCCGCCCCGATTTGTCGGTCGGTGGGGACATCGAAGTCCGCGCTCTCGGTTCTCAGGAGCTGCTGTCCAAAGAAACTCTGCGGATGCGTCGTATGGAGTTCCTGCAGGCGACCGCCAACCCCATCGACCAGGCTCTGGTCGGTCCGGAAGGTCGCGCCGCTATCCTGCGGGAGACCGCGAAAGACCTTGGTCTGCCGGCTGATATGATTGTTAAGCCCAACGCTGCCCAGCAGGCCATCGCCCAGCAGGCGACACTTGCCCCACAACCGGGAGCACCCGCTCCAGCTGCTCCACAGGAAGAAGATGAAGAACCCGCAGACCCAACAGAAGGAATGGTTAGAAGCCCAACTACATGACCCCAAAAACTATTGAAGCGCTCCAACGCTTACACACCAACGTCGACTTCCAGGAATTTTTAAAACACCTAGAATCGGAGTGCGAAACCGCAACAGCCCAGCTTGTTAATGCAACGGAGAACGAAATCCGAGTTGCTCAGGGCAGAGTGCAAACCTTCAACCACGTCATAGGAAGCATCAAACATGTCCAAAAGTAGAGCCCAACGCGAAGCCATTTCAGCCGAAGCAGAACTAGAAAAAATCGGTAACGAATTTATCGCTGAACAACAAAAACAACGTGACGCAGCGCAAGCTGAAGTCGACCGCTTAAATGCGGAAGGACAACAAGCGCCAGCACCGACTCCTCCTGCCACGCCACCAGTCAATGAACCGGCTCCAGTAAATAACGGTCAGTCGGACTGGGAACAACGCTACAAGTCGCTTCAGGGCATGTTCGCCAAATCCAACGAAACTATTTCTGTTTTAACGCAGCGAATCGATGAGCTGACCCGCACGACAGTTGCTGCAGCACAACAACCACAGCAACAGGTCCAGCAGGTTCCAGCGACATCACGTCTACTCACCGAATCGGAAATCAAGGACTACGGCGAGGAATTCATCGATGTCACTAAACGTGCCGCCCGTGAGCTGTACGACAAGAAGATGGAGGCCCTTGAAAACCGCCTTGCAGAACTGCAAACGCAGGTTAAACAACAGGACCAAACAGTCTCCAATGTAACGACCAAAGCGGCCGAGCGTGAAGAAGAAGCGTTCTACGATGCCCTGGACCGTTTGGCTCCGACGTGGGAGACGTTAAATAGCGATAACAACTTCTTGACATGGCTAAATGTTACTGATACGTTTACAGGCGCAAGCAGGCGAGCATTGTTGAATCAGGCTTTCAACGCCAAAGATGTCAACCGAGTCGCCGCCTTCTTCAAAGCGTTTGCAGAAACCGCTCCGGGGGCTCCGAGTAAGCCTACCGCTCCGCCAGTAGATGCCGCTTCCCTCGTTTCGCCAGCATCTGTATCAAACGGGCCAGCCCCAACTCAACCGCGTCGCGGGAAATACTGGACGCAAGCTGAGATTGAACAGATTTATGACGATAAGCTGAGGGGAAAAATCACCCTCGAACAGTTCACCGCCCTCGAAAGAGAGGCACTTGAAGCACTGGCCGAGGGGCGTGTCCGCTAACCCTATAACCCTTTTCAGGAGCTACTCTCATGGCCTTTCCTACCGTACCGGGATATTCGCAATACTCCGGCAACCTAATCCCCATTTTGTGGGCCAAAAAACTGCTGGAGCGTTTCTACGACGCAACAGTTTTCGCTGAAATCAGCAACACTGATTATCAGGGCGAAATCCGGAACCAAGGTGATACCGTCCGTATCAACCAGATTCCTGATATCACCATTTCGAACTACCAAGCCGGTCAAGCACTGACCTATGAAATCCCACCGGTGTCCACCTTGGACCTGTTGATTGACCAAGGTAAGTACTGGGCTTTCCAACTCGACGACGTCATGGACGTCCAGGCCGCCATCAGTATGATGGGTCCTTGGGCAACCAACGCCTCGGAGCAGTTGAAAATCGCAGTGGATACCAACTGCCTTGCCTTCATCTTGGACAAGTGCGCAGCTGAAAACCGTGGTGCCACCGCCGGCGCGGTGTCAGGAAATGTCAACCTCGGCACCGTCGCTGCTCCAGTATCCATCACTAAAGCCAACGCCATCGAGTACATCGTTGACCTGGGCCAAGTGCTGGATGAGCAGTCCATCCCGGAAACCGGCCGTAAGCTGGTCATCCCGGCTTGGATGGCAGGCCAGATGAAGAAGTCCGACCTGAAAGCTGCAAACATCACCGGCGATGATACCGCCGTGATGCGTAACGGCCGCATCGGTATGGTCGACCGCTTCGAAGTGTACGTCAGCAACCTGTTGCCGAACGTAACTGGCGCGACCCCGTCCACCACTGTGTACGCCTGCACCCAGGCTGCCAACACCTTCGCTGCGCAGTTGACCAAAACTGAACAGCTCCGTTCTCAGACCACCTTCGGTGACCTGATGCGCGGTCTGATGGTGTTCGGCCGGGCTTGCGTCAACCCAGTTGCAATGGCACAAGGTCAAGTCGTTCGCGGTTAAGCATAAAAACCCCCACTTTCGGGTGGGGGTTTTTCCTGGAGAAAACGATGTCAAAGCTCTATCGAAATAAAAACTCTGGCAATATCTGGCCGGAATTCAAGGGTACTGAAAACCAGGCCAACTACCCGAAAGACTGGGAAGAAGTGGATGCTGAAGGTAATTTGGTCGAAGCGAAAGAAGGCGACCAGGAACCCTACGAACTCGTACCAAAGAAGCCTGCTATACCGCACAAAAAGAAGTAACACCAAGAGGGCAATATGAAAACTGTGGCGGATAATATTTTACAGACCCGGACCATATTGCAGGACCTCGATGCAACCAACGGCTATCGGTACCCTGACAGTGAACTGTTGGGGTACTTCTACGATGGAATTCAGATGGCCTTCTCATTGCGCCCTGACCTACGCATCGGTGAGTACGATATCCCAATCCCCGACTCTTATGCACTGGTCGACCCCTTCCCAATTCCCCTAAAATTTTTCGCCGGGGTTAGCAACTACACCGCCGGTCGCGCTGAAACTCAGGACTCTGAGTTCGCGGTTGAGGGTCGCGCTGCGGCGCTGATGTCCTCGCTCCCTACAGCTCTTGTGAAAGGGGTATAACGTGCCCATACCGAAGTCAGACTTCTACGACTTTATCCTTCCGTTCGTCCCGGGCGTAGAGGAGTCACTCGTCAATTTTGCCATCATGCGTTCTGTACGCGAAGCGGCAGAGAAGTCCGGGATTATCCGACAGGTCATCGATATCCCTGTAATCCCCCTGCAGTCGACTTACGACGTCCCGCTTCCCGCTGATATGGAGCTGGCGTGGGCGTTCCTCGTTCGAT